AGGTACTTCAAAAGTAAACTGATCTGCTAATTCATAATAAACATGAGGTTCTGCCTCAACATTTAAATATACTTCATTCTTCTTGGAAATAACCAAATGAGACATAATATCTCCACATCTGGTCTATTTATCAATTAAATCCAGACTGAAATTTCTGCCATTCAATGGCATTTTTTATTTGATATGTACGGTTCGACACTGCCCTTATAATCTCTTCTAAGAACTTTAGGGTAGTATCATAATATTTTACCTTAAGATTTATCTTTGCTAGTCTCTCGTCTGCCTCCATGTACTTTTGGAGTGCTTCTTTCTCTCTAATCTTATATGGAAATGGTTCTTCTGCGTAAGTCTCTACAGTTGCCTTACCAGTATAATATCTGTATCTATCTAAATTTATTTCGTTCTGAGTAACTCTTGCTTTTTCTCGCATTAGAGTAATAGTATTATAAAGAGTATAATACTTAGAATGTAGTTGTGGAATTCTTAGTGATTCATCATGTAAATTATCAGGATCTATGCGAGCATCTTTCTCCCACATTTCCTGAATCTTATCAAGATCCATAATAAAGATTATTTAATTAAAGTTCTTTGCCAAGCATATCATTGAGCTCGTATATAGTATACCTGAAAGATACCTCTGCTGTAAAGTAGTCTATGTCAGTTTCTGAAACATCGAATGTTAATCCACTTAGAGATATAGGAAATAGATCAATAAACTTAATTTGTGCGACTGGTTGGAAGTTACTATTCAAAATTTGAAGAGTTCCATCACTAAATGCTTCCTTTCCATCCTGTACACCATCATCATTCGTTGTTAATGTCTTATAGTCTTGGGTACTTTGTGCAAAACCAAGTCTTTTCATCCATTTATGGATTATTGAAAAGTTTTCCAAGTTTTCATCTACGAGGAAAGTTAGGGAAAAATCCCCATAAGATATCTTCTCACCAGGTACATCAATATCTTTTAGATATGATGGTTGAATTTGTGTTGCTAGACTTATATCAGGTATATTAGCAGACATTGATAAAAAATCAACTTTAGGATGTTTTCCTAAAGTAAATTTAAATCCAACTGGAGTTAAAAAATTTCTATTCTGTATTTGATTTGCAAATGCAGTTGCCATTATTAATCGATAATGATATTAAACCAATCTTGACTCATTCCTTTGATGATATTATCTGCAGACTCTTTATCATCTGCATATCCTTCTTTTATTAAATGATCAACAACAGATTCATACTGTGCCTTGATTTTTTGTGCTTCTCTAGGTGTAGGTTTCATTTTGAACGCAATATTTGTAGTTATTTATCAATACTATTCTCCACCACCGCCTCCACCGTTTCCACCGCCACCATTTCCACCACCATTTCCACCGTTGCTGTAACCACCATTACCATTCCCATTGCCACCATTACCGTTCCCATTCCCATTAGAACCATTTTTTTTATTGCTACTTTCATCATTGTCTTGTCTTCCTCCCAAATAACGACCAACAACACTTACATGTCTATTACCTTTTGGTACACATGCACCTAATTTTTTATCAAACTTGTAACCACTAGGACAATTACGACTAAACTCTTTGTATGATTTCATTACTTTTTTAAATTCCTAGTAATTATTTAGAATAAAAAAGAGACCTGTTAAGGTCTCTGATCCATCTCGAACATACTATCTATATTCAGCAATGTTACCACCATTACGTCCACATGTATTATCCATGATTCCCATCATCTGTGAAACAAGTTGTGGATTTTTCTTTGCATACCCATCTCCAAAATGAGAGTCTATGCTACGAATTGATTCTTGCAGATATTGATCTGTAATGAAACTAACGATTTCAAATTTTTCAGTAATTTTCATGTTTGTATTTGTATATTACCTCAATATCATAGCATAAAAAAAGAGACCCGTCAAGGTCTCTTTGTTAAACAAATATGTAATATCCGAATTACATGAGGTTGTTAACTCTAACTCTTCTGTAGTATCTGTTGCTATTAGCAGTGATACGACCAAGACCAGCAGTTGTTCCTTCAGCAAATGGGTTGGAAACAAGACCATAACGAGTCTTAAATCCGATTTTTGGCTGGAAGGTGTTTTCTCCAACTGCACGAACCATCTGTAATGGAACGTATGGGCAGTAGAATAAACCTGCGTCATAAGGTGAAGAACCTTTGTATCCAACAACGTAGTACTGCGCAGCAGCAACGTTTGCTGAATATGGATCGATGTATACTCTATACTTACCTTGTAAGATACCAGCAAATGTATTACCAGTGTCATCAACGTTAAGGTTAGCGTTAAGAGCAGGAGTGTAGTCTAGTACACCAGCCATTGTTAATGCAGAAGCAACGTCAGCAGAACAAAGGATCATGTTACCCTTTCCGCGTCTTGTTTCTTGTGCGATTGCGTTGGCATCTCTTTCGATCTGGAAGATCAAACCTTTGAACTTCTCAACAGACCATCTACCGTTACTATCAACGTCTAAGTCAAATGTACCAGTTGAAGCAACGTTTGCCTGTGCACCAGACTTAGCAGCTTTGTATACTGTACGGATAACTTCTCTGTTGATCTCAGCAAGAATCTCAGTAGAAAGAATGTTAGCAAGTTCTGCTTCTGCATTCAATCCGTGGATTGCTTTGAGGTCTTGAGCAAGTTCTAATGAGTACTCAGCTTTAAGTGCTCTGGACTTAGCAGTCACAGTAACTTTCTCGATGCTGAATGCCATCTGGTTGAACTCGTCTCCAGATGTACCTAGATCTTCAGAATCAGCAGTACCCATACCCTGACCAACAGGATAAGTTGTAGCAGATTGAGAACCCTCTGGGTTAAGAAGACCTGGATTTGCAGCACTTGTAGGACCAGTTGTACCGAAACCAACGGATTCGCCACCACTATTGGCAACGTACTTAGAACCTTCAAGATCAAACCCTGAGTTTTGTCCAGAGAATGATGTATCTGCTTCGTCGAACAATGCTTCTGATCCACCCATAGACTGGAACTTGGAACGCATTGCGAAGATTAAACCAGTTGGTCCGTTCATTGGTTGTACACCAGCTAGGTCATAAGCGACCAAGTTTGGCATAGAACGACGGATTAAACTGATTAGAACTGGGTCAAAACCTGCAACAGGTGATGATGCGTCAGCAGAGAAACCTGCTGTAGATGATGTTGATCCAGTATTTACTGTTGGCTGCTCAGATAAGAATTCTCTTTCTTCGTTTACAGCCTTTTCTTGGTTTTCTAACAGAATCGCAGTTACCGCTCTTCGATGTGAATCTTTGATTGGATCCAAACCATCGTGGTCTAGAATCGGTGCCCACTTCTCCTGTAGATGTTCAGCGTTGAACATTTGCATTTGAATTTTCCTTTATGCTTAGTTTTATACGAGTTTGATTTTATAATTTAAAAATCACTTTTTGGCAACTCTACCTAGAGTCTGAAGATAAGCATCCATTCTTGTAGAATACTGCTTAGCTGGTTCTTCAACCCCTTCAGAAATTAGGGTATCAGAGTCGTCTTTCTTTGGAGCACTAGTGTTTGATGGGAAATAAGATTCCTTCAATTTAACTAGTTTCTCTCTATAGGTATCTTCACTATCAAACTCAACATTTTCTGCAAGTTTAGCGAGCTTATCTTTCTGTGAAAGTGCTAATCCTTCTGTTACTTCTGAAAAAATTACATCGGCAACGGATTCTGCTAATCTCCTGTTCAAATTAACATTCTTGTCAATTTGCTCATTGAGTTTTGACTCCATTTCATCAAGTTTATCTACCATACTCTCTAGGACATCATATTTGTCTTCAGGGATTGTTACATAATGTTCTTCAAATAGTTTCTTCATTCCGTCTAAGAATGAATCAGTCATTTCAGCTTTGAGTCCTTCTTCGACTGAGAGTTGATTTTCTTTAACCCACTCATCGGCAACATACTCAAGGTATGAATCGACTCGTGCTGTCAAATCTTTTTTCACCGCTTCTACTTCTTCTACTAATACTTTTTCATAAGCACTTTGTAGTTCTTCCTTAACGGTAGCAACCTTAGATTTGATTGCTGTCTCGAAGATTGTTCTTGCTTTATCTTGGAATTCTTCGGAAAGTTCCTCTCCTGCGATAAGTGCATTAATATCTGCATCGATATCAATTGCTTCTTCTTCCTCTTCAGCAATTACTTCTTCTTCAGTAGTTTCTTCTGCTTCAGCAACAACTTCTGTTTCTTCGGTAGAAGATTCTTCGGATTCAGCAACAACTTCATCAGTTTTTGCTTCGTCTTCAGCGACTACATCGCCTTCAACTTCTTCCTCTTCCTTCATACCTTTAGCACCCTCTGCAGGTTTTGCTCCTTTATTAACAACATCTTTAACTTGCTTAAGTGTTGCACCAGGTGTTTTTAGTTTTGCTGAATCGTCATCAGGTTTGTAATTTTCAGGTGTAGGACCGCCTAGGTCTTCTACTTCCCCGCCTGACATTTTTTGCATTGGTTCTGCAGGTTTTGCACCTTTAGTAACCACGTTTTCTTCGAGTTTTTCCATTTTGTCTAATTTGCTACCAACGGACATGTGTTTTTTGTTATTAGATCGGTGATAATCTGTATTTATTTATAGAACTTAAAGATTTGATAAGAAATCATTAAATAAATTTAATTTATGTTCTTCAAGAACTTTTTGATCTACAAGTGAATTAATATGTTTTTTTGTTTGAGATGCGAGAGATTCGCGGAGGATTCCACCTTCCCAAACCCATTCTTTTCCTTCCATAATTCCAGATACAAATGCATCAGGAGCAGAAGGATCTGCAACGATATCTGCAGCAGTTGCTAACATAAAATCTTCGCCAACAACTTTGCATCCATTATTGCTTTCTCTTAGTGATCCAACACCACGAGAAGATACTCCTAAAGTAACACCTTCATCTAGTAAAGATTTTGCAATCTTACCCATAGGTGTTTCTAAAAGTTGTGCCTTTCCTATAAAGTTATTTCCCTCTTGACGAAGAGAAGTAATTTTATGAGAAACACGATCTAGGTTTACTGTAGGACCATCGGGATGTCCAAGTTCTCCAAGAGCACGACCTTTTGCAACGAAAGCTTCATTGTATCTGTTAACTTCTTTTGCAAGAGTTCCAACTGGATACATTCTTCCGTTACGATTTTTTAGATCTCCTTGAAGGAATACTCCCTCAATATACATTTTCTTTTTACTACCTTTTCCTTCAGTAATAAATTTAACGTCTGAAATTTCTTCTGTTATTAGTTTCATAGTTCTAATTTGTAAATCCTACTTTAGCACCCAGTACATCAGATCCTGTATTTACAAAAACAACATGTGTTGGATTTTTCTCTACTAATTCTGATGTATTTGCTAATATTGTAAATGTTCCTATAGTTGCGGAACCACCATTATTTTCAGCAACAGTAACGAGATAATCAGTTGTGCTTGGGTTCGCAAGACGAACAACTGTTGCTTCACTAAAACTTGAAGCAGCACCCACTGTATTTGGAACTGTTATTTGTGTCCCTTTTACGAGAATTCTTGTCGTCATTCTTTTGATCCCTCAGTTTTTATTTCTAGAATATAGAATACTATCTTGTATTTATTAAATTAAGTATCTTTATTCCTTTTCCTCTTCTTCTTCTGGTGTATCAGTAACTTCAGTTTCTGCTTCTGCTTCAACTTCTGCTGCAGGTTGATCGAACATGCCAGATGCTACGCCAGGTCTTAAAGCTTCTATTTTTTCTCCTGCTTTTGCAAAGATTGCATTCTTGAGAGCATCAGAAACTTCGGATGCAGAAGCATCTGTTGCGATAGCATTAATAATATCGTCCATAATTAATTTAAGTATTTAAACTTATTTATACTAGATCTTTCCACCCTTTGGTTCAGGTAATACTGCACCATCTCCATCTTCGGGATCTACCATTGGTGCTTCTCCATTAGTAGGAACTTGACCGAGATCTCCTCCTTCGCCTTCTTGAGGTAATGGTTCTCCAGTTATTGGATCAACTTGAGATGGATCTGGTAATATACCTTTTGCAATTTCATCTTCTATTTGTTCATCAATATCAATGATTTCTCCATCAGTTTGACGTAATACTCTCTTACGTACATATTCAGTAGAATAATACTTACCAATATATGGTTCAATGGTTGCTAATATTCCTAATCTTCCTTCTAATAATTCAGATTCTTTAAGTTCAGCAAATTGATTATCATATAGGTAATCGTATTGTATATGATCGCTAATTTGTTCCCAATCTTCTGGAGCAATAATATTTTTAAGAATTAATTGTGTTTTTAGAAGATCGTTGAATAGATTTGAAAATCTCTTTCTTAAACGTCCTACGTATTTTGCAAATTGTAATTCATCTCTTAGAATTTCTGAAGATCTACCAAGATTAAAACCATCTCCACCACCAGGCATTCTTGTCTCAGGAACACTTAATGCACGATATAATTTTTTCTGGAAATATTCGATATCAGCAAGTTCGCCAAGATTCTGTCCTGCAGGTAAAGTTGTGATTTCAGTTCCTCTACCACCTTCTCTTCTAGGTAGCCAGAAATCTTCCATCATACTCATCATTTTTTTATCATCACGAACTTCTCCAGTGTTCGCATCATAAACCATTTTATTTCTATAACGCATCATAACATCTTTAAGATATTGTTCTGCTTTTACTTTTGGTAAGTTACCAACATCAATATAAAATATTCTTCTTTCTGGAGCACGAGACATACGATAGATGACTAGCGAATCTTCAATCATTCTTAACTGATTGAGTGCTTTAATTCCTTTATGTAAGTAAGATAAAACAGTATTTCTATTTCTATCAACTAATCCTGATGTTACAAAAGTAACTGAGTCTCTAGCAATTTTGATAGATGCTTTTGAAGCACCAAAATTACCAGGTCCACGATTGGCACCTGAGTTTGGAGTATATACAAAATGCTCTTCTATTTCTGGATAATCCATAGGTGCTCGAACACCTACTGGTACACTACCCTTAAATCCTGCTGCGTCTGATTCTTTCTTCTTCTCTTTTCTAATATGCTTTATTTTTAAAGGATCAATATATCTTAAATCTTGAATACCTTTATCTGGATGATCAACATCAATTACTTTTAGATAGAACAATCTACCATCAACATACCAGTTTTTAAATATTTCGTGTGCTTTCTTATCAAAATCAAGAATTTCTTTTATTGTTTTAAATTCTTCTCTTATTGCTTTCTTTAACTTATCGCTTGCATTTAAGTTTGATAATTCAACTTCTATAGGAGAATCATAAAGATCACTAACAATTGCTTCATTGATAATATCTTCGATTGCTTTATCAGCTTCTGGATGTAACGACATCTCACGATATCGTCTGATTAGATCGTATTCAGTCTTATAGACACCTTCGATGTCTACGTACTGTCCATAAAATCCTGATTGTAGATAGAAATCAGCCCCGTCCTCATTATTCTGAGGGACGGGGGATACTATACCTTTCGGTTTCTTTTCATTATCTTCAATCGAAAAACCAAAGAGTTTCGCCATTATTAAATTCTCTTAAAAATATTCCTATGTTTATTTAGTTGATGTTTTCACCACCTGCTGCGGAACCAACACCCTTGGCAGCTTCCCACCAGTGAACTTGGAACTCTGCAGTAAACTCTTGAATACCTTCCGTATCGTATGATAGGTTGATAGGAGCAACTTGAGTTGGGAAAATATCGTAAAAACGATAAGATCTTAGTGTTTCTCCAGAACGATCTAGTTGGAAAACAGTTGCGTCTGCTTGATAAGATGCAGGATCTGTTGAACCTGTATTATCAGAGACTCTGTTTATTGCGTTCATCCATGATTCCATGGCAGAACGAATAGCAAAATCTGTATCGTTAATAACTGTAATTGTCCAACTATCAAAAGTTCTATCTCCTGCTACGTGGAGAATCCTACCTCTGAATGGAACTGTTATGTCAGCTATGTTTGAAGCAGGTAAATTTGCTGCTTTAACTAAGAATCTTGCTTTGTCAAGAACTTCTGAACTTGCAGGAGCAATACTAGGGAAGTTGAGTACAACTTCAAATAGATTACTTCTTGCACCGCCACCGATTAACTTACTTTTAAAGTCAGTAATCTTTCTTAATGGAGGTGGATTGATTTGTTGTCTGGTGGGCATTTTTTAAACCTCTAATTAAACGTTACCGATTACTTCTTCAAATGAAACACCTGTTCTAGTTGCAACAAATGTTAGACCAATGAAATTGATTGATCTTGCTGGTTTGATAAAGATATCAGCGACAAACTCATTTGCATCAATAACTGCTGCAGTGTTGTTTGTTTGATCGCAAACTACAACATAGTCTGTGATTCCACGCTTTGCTTGAACATCGCGTAAGAATGGTTCAACTATATTTACAAAGTTTGTTCTTGTAATTTCATCGTTAAACTCAAATAGTTGATCTTTGGCAGCAGCTGAGATTGCATCTTCTAGGAAGAGGAATAGACGACGAACGTTAATTCTATCGAATGCTGATGCTCTAGCAAGACCTGTCTTGTCACCGAATAGGATAATTCCATCTCCTGGTGAGAAGATTACGGGGTTAACTCTGTTACTATACAGAACATCCCTTTGAGATTTTGTAGGATTATACGCTAGTTTGATAGCATTGAGGATTGAACCTCTTGCTGTTCCCGCAGGTGAGAACCAAGGGAAGTTGTTAATATCATTTCTAGCACAGATACCTGCGATGTCTCCGTTTAGAGGTACATATCTAAATGTATTTGCAAACCTATCATACATGTATTTGTATCCACTGTCAAATACAGCGTAACTTGATGAAGGTAATGGTGCAAAGAATGATACTACATTGTCTGTAATTGTATTAGCAGAGTTTATAGTATTAGTTGTATTATCAGCTGATTCTGATAAAAAAGCACCTCTATATGGTGATATGAACGCAATTGCGTCTTTTCTAAGTTCAGCAACTGAAATAAGTTTAGATGCTAAACCTTGTGCTGCTTCTTTTCCGTAACTTGCAGATCCTTGAATTAGGAAGTCAACGTCATATTCTTCGGTATTACCAAGAATATCATAACCTCCATTGATATCTGCTTTAGTTGAATCTAAAGCACCTGCGGTTCCAATACCAGATGAATAATCGTAGTTGAAACCTTTTGAAAGAGTGAATGTCTGATTTCCAGCTGCTGAGAAGATTATATCTTCTGCAGGTTGATCCCAAGCATCATCTCCTTGTAATGTAAATCCAGAACTGTATCCAGTAGTTGTTATACCTGCAGGTGCACTACCACCAAAGATAAATTCTGAGTTGTTATAAAGATATTTTCTCCAGTAAGAAGGACTTCCTGCTGAGAATACTGCGTCTTCTGCTTTAGAAAGACTTAGATGCTTCTCAAGAACAGTACCAACAGTTCCTGTTACAGATCCATTTCCATCAAAAACAATAACGTGGACTTCATCATTCTTAGACTTTCTAGATTCAGCGAATGAAGAAGTTCCTGGTCTTCCTGCTAAAGCATTCCACTTATAAGTTATTGTTGAAATACCTGTTGAACTGATGTTAACTGTTTGAGTATCGAACCAGTCTACTGCAGTATCATAATTTTTAGTTGCATAAGCACTAGAATATCCATTTGTATGAACTCCTACTGTTCCACTACTATCAAACTGCCATGTTCCTCCTGCAGTGTAGTCTACTTCAACTTCATCTCCGTTTGGATCAATGTAAGAATTAACCTTAACTTTGACTGAACTATTTCCTGCACCAACTTCAGTAACTATACCTTTAAGGTAATATCCAGTTAACTGTGTTGTTGTTCCTGCACCAATTAATACTTTAGTATCAAGTCCTTGTGTTACACCATATCCAACTACAACATCAGCGAACTCCCCGCTTAATGTTTGGTCAGCAAGTGAATCAATTATTGCTACTTGAATACCATTCGCCCAAGAACCTGGATTTCTAGCGGCTACCACTACATTTCCAATTGTGTTCTCGTCGTATGTTTTTGTTACGTAATCTTCAGTACTGTTAATAGTAATACTACTTGCAGTTCCTGCTAGTGCGTTTGTTAAATTATCTCCCGATGCCCTTACTACTCGCAAACCGCCACCATACGCTAAGTATGATGATGCGGTAAGCCAGTGCTCATAGTGCTTATCGATAGCAGCAGGTTCCCCAAAAATATCTACTAGTTGCTGTTCTGTGCTTACCAATGTTGGTAAGTTAACAGGACCTTTTGGGAAAGGTGCTACAATTGCTCCAATTTTATCCGTTGTTGGATCAATTCGACCACTAGTAAGATCAACTTCTCTTACTAGTATCCCTGGAGATGCTAAATTTAGTGGCATCTTGTGTTCTCCGAATCCAGAATTATACTGAAATTATTTATTGAAAAGCATATTTTCAACGGGGAAACTGTGCATGAACATACTTGTGTATCTTCTCTTCTGCCTGTTTTCTCAGGGAATTTAGATTCATATGATGATATACTTCATATACAACTTCGTCTAATTCTTCTTTAGTTAAATCTGGATATAGTTCTTCTACAATATTATCCAAGTGTATACCCACTGAAGGTTCTGCTAAAATTTTCATTTACTTTTATTTATCACCAATCTGGATATTCCCATTTACTACTTACTTTCTTCTTCTTCGATCTTTTCACTCTTTCTTTTGTACAATCCTTACATTCATAAGAATATGAAGATAAAGTAGTTCTATTCTTACGTGTTAGATAAAATTCTTGTACAAGATCTTTCGTTTCTCCACATACACGACATTTTCTTTCAGTGAATAGTAAATGATCTAAACTAATTTCACTATCAAAGTCCATTATAAAACCTGAATTACTCCTACCACTTCAGGAAATGTTTGAACTAAGTGTTTCTCAATACCCATTTTTAATGTTTGTGCACTCATTGCACAGGTTTCGCATGCACCAGATAATCTTACTTTTACTATAGCTGCCTCTTCATTCTTCTTGACACCATAATAATC